TTCTAGTGTTGGCATGGGAGCTTCTGCGCTTGTGCCCTCTTCGCCTTCTGGTTGAGGGTCCGAATTTTCGTGAGTAGTAACCCCTTTTACGTCTGCTGCAGGCTTGGTTGTAAACCCAATTCCCAATGGAAATACCTCTCCAGCCACCAAACGATAAACTGGCGTTCCATCATCAAGAGTACCGCTTCCGTCGTTTGCTCGAAGATATTTTTCAAATTCTTTGATTTTTTCAGGATCGCTAATAATCTCTGCTTCATTAAGGTTTTGAGAGCCTATTGCAATATTATATTCGTTAAATCCCAACTCCCAGCTTGCAGAAATCTTATTATAATCCGAATCTTCGGGATCACTTGCCTTTAACAAAAGTTCGGCAAATTCCGGATTAACGGTTTTATAAATAACCGCTGCGAGGGAAATATAAAAGGGCTCCACCTTATTTTCTAGTTTTGCTGTATTCAGTATTTTCTCGTTCCCCATATCCGTAAACGCCGCGTTTACGATATGCCCCACTACTTTTTGTTTTTTATGTTCTATATTAGTGGGTTTATGAACGAAATAATCTAAAAGATCTTTTGCCGTAGCAGAGTCAATACCATCGCCGTTCCTGTTAAAACGATTAACTATAGCGGCGTTAAAAGCAGCCCCTATCAAATCAATGTTGCGGTCCAAATCTATCCCTTTTGGTATTAAAGGTTTTAAATTATCCAACGAAGCAACGCTAATGCTCAGCTCATTTTCTAGATCGTCTGTAGCAAAAACTTCAAAATCAAATTGTGTTTTGAATTTATAAGGCGTAGTCATCTGCTTAAGTTACACTTTTTTAATCTTTTGGTGAATTTTTTGCACTATGGTATAAAATAGCTGAAGAATACTCATCTAAAGCATGTTCTACGCTAATATTCATCACAGAGTCAAGGGTCTTCAAAGTCAATAATTTTTTATTATCCTTTAAACAACTAAGAGCGGTTTTCTTCCAGTCACCCCGATCACACGCGGATACAACAAGTTCGCATACTTTCTCTAAAACTTGTTTTTGATCCGCACTCAAGCGCTTCTTCTTGAAAAACTTTTTTGCTTCTGTGTTGATTTCACTATAAAACTTATTAGTCGCATCAATCACATCTTTGATGGAATCAACGGCATAAGTTGCCTTACGCCCTTGGTAAGTTGGCTTACGCCCTTGGGTCTTAGACCCCAATGGTCTTCCGGGTGATTTTGGAGTTTTGTTGTTCTGCTTCTCTAACATTTTCATGCTTTCAGGATGCTTTATTTCCTCAATCTCCAATTCTTCGGATTCCTCAAAAACAGGAACACCTCCCACTAGCGGATTATACCAACCCTTCTTTCTATCGTCCAAAAACTTCTCTTGTGCTTTTTCTAATTCGTGCTCAGAGGGAAAAACCCCAGTATCAATAACCTTCATTCCTTCTTCTGGAGGTAGAATGCCAAGCTCCATCATACGTGTAATGACGCGCTGAACCTGATTCTCGTCTTTCATATCGATATCCTCAAAACGAGCTCGGGGAGAACCTCTAAATCCAAAGTTTTTACATATTTGGTTTATTTCAGGCTGCAAGAACTCATGAAGAAAAGCTTCGCGAGATTCCTTGAGCCTTTGAAGGAAAAGCTGTGCCTTGATAGTGGCATTCGCAAACTTCTCCTCTGCTAAAATTACATTTTGCAGCCCCTCTTTAATATCCCTATTTACAACGTCATACTTAGATGGGCCAATAACCTTTTCCAAGTCTGGAATAATAAACTCAGCTTTAGTGGTATAATCGCTAACCAACACACGCCCAACACTCTGGTTGGTAAAAAGGTTTTGCATGGCTGTCATGTTACGTGGATTAATACCCCCTTTATCAGGGGTTGCCCCCATCGTAATCATCAGAACTACGTTTTCGACTGTTCTGCAAATCGCCTGATCGATCTTCTTCATCTCCATTTTGAAGTTGATATCGTCAAGCACTGCAAACCCAAAGGGAACGGCAAATGGCTCATAATCTTGCTTTTTATAAAAAGCATATCTCAATTTGTTTGGATCTAGCTGAACGGTCATACCGCTTGGCGTCCATGAATTACTACGAATGCGTTTTTTAACATTCTCAGGGAGAGCATTAAACAATTCTTTGTCAGCTTCATTTTTAGGGTCCCTCAGCCTTTCAATCTCATATTCGCTCAATAGTTTTGAAAAGAATCGAACATCAAAAGAAGTGGTACGCTGAGCAACAACATCAAAAGGATTAAGTAAAATATATTTAATGGGAATTTTATTTGTCTCCGCTACCAAACCGAGATTTCTGATCTTGGCAAATTCGTCCGCTTTAAACTTTCCGTCTACAGTAAAAAGAAAAATATTTCCACTACGGTAATATTCTCTAAAAAATTGATCCTTTAACCCCCAAATACCAATCCTCTTAAACCATGAATTAATAAAACGTCTGGATTTTTCCGTGCCTCCATCCAAATAAAGACTAGAGTTGGCAAAGTCTGCCATCATGTCAATAGAGTTACGAAAAATTGCTACATTACAGTAAGCTTTTTGACATAACTCGATAGCTTCGCGAACATTGACGCCATCTAAAGCGTATTGAAAAGGGAGTAGCCCTGCACGAATGTTATTATAAGCATATAACTTAGGCTGAATCGCGATACTATTGCGCCTACTATCTGTGGTTCCCCCTGTGCCTCCTCCACGACTATAAGCTTCCGATGTATAGTCATAGAAAGAATCCCCTACAAGTTTAGGCTCAAAAGTGTCTGATTGCCCAGCCAAGCTTTCATAAGGATTATTAGGGTACTGAAAGTTTTTCTCAAATTTTTTCCAATAATCGGAACGCTTTGTATATTTTCTTCTTGCCATGGTAGATTTTACACTGATTTGATTAAAAGTGACTTTGAAAAGTCATAAAGTTAGTTTACGAACATCGGTTCGAATGTTTCTATTATATTGGATTTGGGTTGTTTTTTCGAGTCAAAATATATTTTTGTCATCCAATTGGCAAGCACTAAAGCGGAATAAGAGTCTTTTCTTGCTTTGTCCGGTCCGGTTTGTCGTCGAAGATTAGACGGCAGGTCAAAGGTTTGAGTGCCTTGGGCCGTCGTAGTGATTTGTATTAAAGCACATTCATTTTTTGTTAAGCTCATCATGTCCGCTTGATGTTCAATGAAATCGATTTGCTTTGCTCCAGCACTTTGCCTCTCTACTTCTTTTGTGCGTAAAAACATAATCTCTTCGATGGGGATGTTTTTGTTTTTCTGGGCTACATACTGATCATCGATAGCCTGACTACCAAACATAATACGACGATGATCAAAGTTGGCTTGAAGCAACTCGTTAGCCTGACGTATCCAACTGCTAGTAGGTTTCCGCAATATTACATGTTTGTGGTCGCCCTTGTTATATTCGTTTTTAAAAGAACGTAAGTTAGCTTGGTATTCCTCTGGCTTATCAAAGGGTACTTCGATTTGTTTTAATTTTATTTTTTTCTGCTTAAACATCTCGCTTTCATTACATGCTTGCAAAAATTGCACCCCTCCATTATAATCTCCACATACGGCAATGACATTAAAATTTTCTAAACAATAAAGAAAATATCTAATATGATGCTTTAAAGATGTTCCCGCTAGGGCATAACTATGTACAAGCGTTGCTTTTTGCTCTTGTTCGTTTAACTTCAAAATCTGAATTGCAAAATCGTCAGAGCTTTCCGTTTGAGACCATGACGGATCAAAAGCCAAAACATAATCTGCATCGGCATCGCCCTGAATCTCGACAGATGGAGACTGGCCATCCGGAACCGTACACAAAGCCATTTTGCTTGTTTTGAAATACCCCGCGCTATCATCTGTGAAGACCGCCCCAAATTCTCGCTCAAACTGAGAAGTGCTCATGGTGCTTTTTGCTTGGTTGATAAGATTTTGATCATAAAGCTGCTCAGGGGCACAATCATAAGAAAAGTGCATAATGCACCTAGAAGCCTTATCTTTTTGTTCTTCTCGCGTAATGCTAAGCTCAAACTGTTGGTACAGTTTATAAAGATATTCGAACTTGTAGGAGGCTGAGGAGAGGGCTATCAGTTTATTGTTAGGCCAAATATGCCTTTCCCTCTCTTCCATTTGCCCTTCTTCGATCAATTTGGTTTCCAGCTTATGCAAGTCATCACGCTGTGTAGGGTTTGTTACCACGGATAAAAAAGGAACAATAACTTCGTTGTAAATCCTTTCAGGCATCAACAAAAACTCATCAATGATAATGCGATGAAACCTAAACCCACGTAACTTCTCTCCGTCTCCCAACGGTAATGCGCGGATACGGCTTGTGCCAATTTCCATTAGCCACTCATCGTTACTCTTCGAGACCTTAGTAATGCATTGTTGGAACAATCCCGCGTCTGGATGCATGGAGATATCTTCGATCTTCTTAAAGATCATTTTTGCCTGTCTGAAAGACTTGGAAAGTATGCCAATTTCTACCCCTTGGTTTAAGATGGCGTCTAAGGCGGCAAAAATACCGGTCGTAAAAGACTTGGACATTCCTCGAGACCACACCCCTAAAAAATAATCCGTCTCAAACATACTTTTAACGGCCATGTGCTGAAAGGGAAAAAGCTTAATTCCCATCATCAACTCTGCCGTAAAGGTAATATTATTTCTTAAGAACTCATAGAGGGCAATCTTCGCTTCTCTTTCCTCTAGAAATCCTTTGATATCTTTGAGCTCTTTGTTAGAGCGGCATATCTGAGGGGGTCTATTCTGCGTTCCTTCTATCCAACTCATGGTCTAAAAAATATTGCATGTCCGTGCTCCACACTTCTTTGCCTTTGTAAAGCAATCGAGGAATAATTTCCTCTGACATTTTTCGACTGCCACTAAATAAAAACTGACAATGTCCGTGAAACTCATAACTTAAATCTCTAACCCTTTTCAAAATAAAATCAATATTTGCCGCTCGCTTAAATGCCCTGCTTGCCTTAATCATTTTTTGAGGAGTCGACTCAATAACTATAAACAAATAAGAATCCAATTCTTTAACCCGTTGCAACTCTCTTCGAAAACGTTCATAGTTCTGGTTACTTAAGGTGGCATGTAGATCAGAGCCTGACTTACGGTCTACATAAGTATAAGAATAATGATCACCAAAAAGAGTATAGTCTCCGACGTCTAGCTTATGGGCATCAGTCTTAAAAGAAAAACTAAGCGGAGACTGTTCTCTAGTGTCAATAGCAATTCTCAGGTTCTCCGGCAGTTTAAAAGTAAAAAATTTCCTAGGCAGGTTCTCTCCATACAAAGGGCGTAAGCCAACCTGCTTTACGGCCTCATTATAACTGCCAAATATTTTTCTGTAAGTATCTATGTCTGGCAAAAAACAACTTTTGGCCTCCAAGTGGAAGGGAGCATAGTGTCTATCTTTTTTGAGTTGCCTTTTCTCGATCAACCCTAAAATATATTTTCCTACTTCTGGCGCAGGGGCTTTAATGCACCATTTTTTAAGCTGTTGCTTTGTGGAAAAATCCCTCTCAAAATACTCTTCAAATTTCTTAAACGGCAACGGTTCTCCCGTAAGCTTGTTTACGCGGGGATAATGGAGGGTATAATATTCTGCCAAAGATAAGCCGTGCTGTTTTAGGTGTTTGTGCAATGACCCCCTCCCTTCAAACTCCTTCTTGCACTCTGCGCAACGAAATATTTTTTTGCAGACTCTTTCCATCAGATGATCTCCTGTCTGTTAATGCCTAAAACTCGGGCTTTCCACTCGTTCATTTTCTCTATCTTATCTGCCTCTTCTTCGACAGATTGTTTTTGCATATCTGCCATTTTGATCATTAGGCGTCGCTCCTCCTCTTCTTGAAAAAGATGCACTAACGCCAATACTGAAGCGTTGCGTTGGTGCTGATTGGCTACCCTCTTAGCGCGTTCACCGTTTAACTTAGCAATCATTTTATCAATACGATTTGTACATTGATTGTATTCTTCAGACTTAGTTTTTAACATCTCAGTCAAACGCATAGTTAAATCGTTTTGTCCTTCAGTGTCATCAAACATCAAGTTGAGCTTTTGTTTTTGTTGTTCGATTTCTTTAAGATTAATGTAATCCATGCATACATTAATATATAAATTTAATTCATCTGAAGTCAAATCAGGCTTGTCCCACGTAGACCGGATAAACTCTGACTCTAAAAGTTCTCGATTTTGCTTTGTAGGATAAGCGTTGATCACCTGTATGAATCTAGGGGCGGATAGATATGTCAATACTTTTTCAAGACACTTCTTATCTGAGACGCTTATCTTACCAATCTCAAATTCCTTAAAAACTACTTTGTTAACTTTTTTTATAACAGTAGTCATAATTTTGGGGGGCGCATAGCGGTCTCCTGTTATTTCGTCTCGCAGATTAGTTACATTGGGAAATTCTTTATTAATAAAATCAGACAGGGCAATGAATTTTGCGCTTTCGTAAAAGCCCCTATGGTTCGTCTCGTCCTTCCACAGAAGTTGGGCGATTTCCCGTTTAGTCATCTCTGCGCAATAGTGGCGATGCACAAAATCCTTTTCACTGTCTTGCAGAAAATATTTACTGCTTTTTTTCTTGACTTTTGTTCGATACTCAAATCCTTTTTCCACCCAAAACTTTCTTAATGCTCTCCCGCGGATTGTGCTCCCTTTTTCATTAGGATCATCAAACAATCTTTTTGCGGCTTCATTCAAATCCCCATCCAACTCTTTGAATAGTTCGATGCCGCTCTCTTTTTCTTG